ATCTGCGGACAACGCGATCCGAACTATTGGATTCGGCGAGTCATCAAATCCGATATACCCCGATACGACCCGCCACCACCACCCGAGACGGGCTGCCTAGTGCCGATGATCCGACGCGAAGGCCTTTGCGGCAAAAGCGCGATCGTCCGCGGCTGCGAACGCGACCCGCTCACCGGAGAAGCGACGCCCTACGCCTTTTGCTCCCGTCACCGAAATCACGCCGACGACTGGCGCATACAGCAGAACCTCAAGCAGTGGAACGACAACGGCCGGCCATCGCCAGCGCCTAATGCCGGAGGCATCCTGCGCCGCTATTTCGACACCGACTGGGACGCGCTATACGAGTGGGCTGCACCGTATACCAAGCCCTTACACGGTGCTAAGCCACCCACGCTGCCGAAGCCGACGTTACGAGTGATTCAAGGCGGGTCCAATGCCTGAGACCATTCCGGCCGCGGTCGACCTCCAACTCCGCGCCATCGCCGAAAAAGCCGCCGGCCAATACCCCGACCCCTTGCTCAACGCCCTCGGCTGGACCCGACCCGAATACGTCGCAGCCATCCACACCAGGCTCCGCACCAAATACCGGCGGATGCGCGCGGGAGCCTCGTGAACACCGCCGAACTGCTGGCCCGGCTCCAGCGCCACTACATCAAGCCCAGCGACCCCCTGCCGGGCGGTGTGTTCATCCCCGAATGTGGATGGAACGGCCAAGGCGGCTGGCGGCGGTGTGACGCCCTGTACGTGGGGTTCACCTCCAGCAGCGGCCGCATCCTGATCGGCCACGAACTCAAGATCAGCCGCGCCGACTGGCTGAACGAGCTCAACAAGCGAGACAAGGCCGACCAGTGGGCCGACGAAAGCCACGAATGGTGGCTGGTGGTGTCCGACCCGGCGATCGTCCGCGACGGCGAGCTGCCCGCCGGATGGGGACTCATGGCGCCCGGCCGGTCCAAAACCCGCCTGGACATCATCGCTAATGCCGACCGTAAACCGAGCGACCACAGGCCATCGTGGCACGCTGTGCGGTCCATCCTGGCCCGCCAAGACACGTTGCGCGCCAAGGCCATCAGCGACATCAGGCGCACCGCCGCCGACGACGCGCGCAAGGACAACGAACAGCGCATCGAGGCCGCCGTGCAAGCCGCGGCGAAACGCGTAGACCCCCACGGCGCGCAGCTCCACGAGCGCCTCCAGGCCATCGAAACCGCCCTCGGCGGCCGGATCGACTGGGACGCAGAACGCCGAGGCTACATCCGCGGCGGCGACTGGATCGGACTCGCCGAACTCAAGCTCATCGCCGAGTCCGTGCGCGCCGCTGGCACAGTCCACGACGCCATCCACCACCTCACGGGCCGCTACTCGAATCCCGTGCAATCCACCCGCCGAGCACTCGACGACCTCGAGAAGGCGCTCGCACAACTCCGAAAGGCAGGCGTCTAAATGGCCGGGCTCAAATGGATTCGACTCGAAACCACCATCTTCGAGAACCCGAAGCTGCTCTACCTGAAGGAGGACAAGCAGTACAAAACGATCGTCGTTCACCTCGAAGCGATGACCTACTCAGGGCGCCACAGCCTCGCCGGATTTGTCCCGAAAGCGGCGCTCCGCATCATGGGCGCGACCGCGGCCGACGCGAACAGGCTCGTCGCCGCCGGACTATGGCAGCCAGCCCCGGGTGGCTGGGATATCAACGGCTGGGCCGAATTTCAGCTCGCCGACGAAGAAGCCAACGCCCGCAGCGCGAAGGCTAAGAAGGCCGCCGCCGCGCGGTGGGCCAACCGGAACGGGAAGGAACACGTCGATGCGTGAAGCAATGCCGGAGCAATGCTTGAGCATCATGCTTGGAGCAATGCATGTTTAGCAATGCACGTACGTACGAACGTACTCACAAAGAACCACTCACCCTGAGTAACTATCTCCCGCTGAGTACCGCGCGCAGGGGGGTAGCACGATTTTCAGCTCAACGGGACCGAACGGCCAGCGCTTCGCGCGGCCACCGAGGAGCCTCCGATGCGTGACGACGCCGAACTCCTCGCCGCGCAACGCGCCGAACGCGAACGCCGCTACGACGCCGAGATCGCCGAATGGCACCAACAGAACCCCGGCGAAAACGCGGCGCACCTGACGGCCGCGGCGATCGCCGCCTGCGGCCTGTGCGACGCCGACGGCTACCGGCCGAATGGCGGGGTGTGTGACCACGTCGACCGCTCAGCCACCGCGCGCGCCGGCATCGCCAAGGTTCGGGCCGCGATCGCGCACAAGCAACTCACCATCGACGACGGGAACACACAGTGAGCACGACCGAGTTGGATCTGCTGGACCGGCTCATCGCGATCCGCAAATGGCGCGGCCTCACCCAGCAGGCAGTCGCCGACCGCATGTTCATCTCCCGCCCCGCCGTCACGATGACCGAACAGCGGACCCGGCCCGCCCGCCTGGACTTCCTCGAGGCCTACGCCCGCGCGGTGAACGCCGAACTCGGGGCGTGGCCAACGCCGATCCCAGAGCCCCCCGAGGCCAAACGCCCACCAATGGCCTACCGCGGCGACCCGGCCACCGTCGGCCGCCCGCTGGGAGGCGCGCGGTGACCGCCCCACAGCCCGCCTCCGAATCCGTCGCCGAGCTCGCCCGCATGTGCGGCTGCGCCGTCGCCGTCGAAGCCGTCGCCCTGACCTTCGACGTGCTCGAAGACCTCATCGGCGTCCAGGCAGGTCTCGGCCAGGCACTCCGCAACGCCTACCGCGGTTGGCTGCTGGAACGTGAGCGCCAGCTGGCCGCCGATGATGAGCACTACTACGCGCTCCGAAACGCGGTCGGCTGATGAGCATCGAACTACGAATCGGCCACTGCCTCCACGACGTCGAATGCAACTGGGGCGTAATCAACAACGGCGAAGCAGATCCGCGCCGCGAACTCGAGCACCTGATGCTCGTCACGGGCGACTACATACGAGAACTGTTGCAGTCTGGCCCAATCCCGGGACCACACGGCGGCGTGCATAGCGCAACCACACAAGGATCCCGGATCTTCGCCCACCTCGACTACAACGGCCGACGAACGACCTGGGAACTGTTCGACGCACACTTCGACGACGGACAAGGACCAGACGACATCCTCATCGGAAGATGGCCCGACTGATGGCCACCGTCGTCGGCATCGACCCCTCACTGTCCAGCGCCGGTATCGCGGTCCTCGTCGACGGCCGCCCCCGACTCCTCCGCGCCGTCGGCTCACCCGCCATCCCCGGCCTCGCCGGCCACTACCCCGAACGCTCCGACCGCATCGGCCGCCAATGCCGCCAAATCCTCACCACCATCGACACCTGGACCGAACACACCGGCAACCACTGGCCCGAACTCGCCGTCATCGAAGGCCAGGCCTACGGCGCCAACATGCCCTCCACCAGCGAGCGCAGCGGACTCTGGTGGCGCCTCTACGCATCACTCCGCGGCCGCGGCGTGCCCATCGCGGTCATCGCACCCAAAACCCGCGCACTCTGGGCCACAGGCCACGGTGACGCCGACAAACCCGCCGTCCTCACCGCCGCCCGCTCCTGGTGGCCCTGGGCCGCCGGCCACATCCGCAACCACGACATCGCCGACGCCGCCGCCCTCGCACTCGCCGGCGCCCTCCACTGCGGCGACCCCATGCCCTTCCCACTGAAACCCCAACACCACAACCGACTGAAAGCAGCCCAATGGCCCCAGCTCGAGAATGCACCGCGATGACCACCAAACGACACCGCCCCCGCAACCAGCGCCCCACACCAGAACCCACCACCCCAGCCGCCCCCGCGCCCGAATCCAACCTCCCCGAAACCCTCAAAGCCTTCCGCGACGCCGTCCACACCCTCACCGCCAAACAACCCCTCCCCGACCCCGACACCGGCCAAACCCAATGGGCCGACAGCCCCTACGAACAACTCACCGACGCCGTCCCAGGCCAACACCAAGGCCGCACCGGCACCCAAAAATCACAACCCCCCATCTGGTGCGACGCCGCCGACCTCCTCACCCAAATCCGCAAAACCATCCGCCAATGGCACCCCGACCCCATCACCCAAACCACCTGGCACCTCGGCGCCCGCACCATCACCACCCGCCTACCACCCGGCCACGACCTCACACTCCGACGCCTCGGACTCCTCACCACCTACACCTGGCGACCCCAAGACACCCCCCACCTCACCCAATGGACCAACCAAATCCATTCTTGGACAAAGAAAATCGAAACCCTATTCACCGAAACCCACACCAAACACCTCCCCGCACCCTGCCCCGCCTGCAACACCAAAACCATCTACCGCACCGACAACGCCGGCGAACGCATCCGCCAACCCGCCCTCCAAATCATCTCCAACCCCGACCGCACCTACCGCGGCTGCCAATGCCAAAACTGCGGCCACACATGGGAACCCCAATACTTCCCCCACCTCGCCCGAGTCCTCGGATACGAACTCCCCGAAGGCGTCCTCGAATAACCGACCACCACAAGGCAATTCACTGCGTTTATCGGTCGAAGGAGTAAAGATGGATGACCTTTACCAGCAGATCGCAAAGCTGGTCGACAAACATGAATACCGCTTCGGCCACGACACCAACTGCCGCTGCGGCGCGCCTGGCATTTTCTTCTGGGATGACTACCGTGAGCACCTGGCCCAGGTGGTAGGTGACCACCTCATTGACCTAGCTGGAACAGGTCAGCTACTTGCCAGCATCCACCAGATCGCCCGGACCAACTAGGAGTGAGCCCATGAGCATTTCGACGGAACCGGCGTGCATTCTCTGCTGGTGTCGCAATCGTGACAACGTGGTCGCCACCATGTTCGACGGCATCGCCTGGTACTGCAACGAACACGGCGAACAAGTCATCACGGGTCGTCTGCGCCCGCGCTGGATTCGCCGATTTCGGCGGCTCGTCGGGCTTACGTAAGACCGCGGCGTTATCAGGAAAGGCAGCAAACATGACGAAGTCGCACGACAGGCCATGCCCCGAGGGCTGCCCCCACGACGCCGTATTCCACGGCCCGAGTGGCTGCCACATGAAGACAGACAACAACGAACGGTGCGCTTGCCGTTGGCCTTGGCAACCGGCAGCGCGTGACTGAGCGCTTAGTTATCGGCGAACCGAGAGGATGACATGACAGCACGAATCCGGCTTCAATTCGATGAGGGGTCGGTACTTCTCGACCTGCCCGACCTGCCGCGCGTTGGCGACGGCTTGGTACTGCCCGAGCGCATGGACCCCGCATCACCAGGAGTTTCGATATACCGGGTGGTCGACGTTGTCCACTATCCCGCTGTGGTGGGCGATCTAGCTCCGATGCCACAGCGCACCGATGTTCGCGTGCTGGGCACTCTTGCCGATGGCCCGCGCGAGGCGACGTAAGACCCCGTTATCGGGTGATGGACACGCCGCGACGAACAACAACCATGTAACTCCCCGAAAAACACTGCTATCGTGAGCCACATACCACCACTGTGTGGAAAACCAAACGGACGAAAACGCTCTCACCAGCGCATACCCGAAACACCCCCACACGCGAACGGAACGGGCCGATGACCCACGCCCTCGAAACCATCACCATCATCGCCACCGCCACCATCATCACCGGCTACCTCGTCGTCGCCTGGGAAATGGACCACGACACCCAACCCCGCGACCCCTACCAACGATGACCACCACCCCGGCCCAACGCGCGCCGGCCTGATGCCCACCGCACCACCCCGCGTCTGCAACCGCTGCAAAAAACCAGCCCCCAAAGGCCAACCATGCCAATGCAGACCAGCCTTCGAAGGCTCAACCCACCCCGGCGGCAAAACCGACATGCGCATGCGCCGCAGCATGGACAACTACCGCACCACCCACCTGTACTGCGAATGGCCCGGCTGCCACCGCATCATGCACACCGTCGACCATGTGACCCCGCTTGCGGAAGGCGGGGACCGCTACGACTGGAACAACTACCAGTCGTTATGCGCTGAACACCATCAGCTGAAGACGACCAAGGACGCCCTGCGCGGAAAACGCAGGATCAGATAGCAAAAGCCCCGCACCTGCGCGAACAGGCCGGGGAATGGCCGACTGGATTGGAGTCGACATGGCTGATCGTACGTGGAACTGCGCGGTCTGCAACATCCCAGTGCCGCAGACCAGCGGCCCGATCGGAATGCGCTGCAAGACACACAAGCATTGGCGACAGCGCAACTGCCCAGCGTGCGCAACACCGTTCACCGCGCACAAGACACGCAAGTACTGCTCACCAGACTGCATCCCGAAGGCAGAGATGCGAGCGCCACGAACTGAACTGCAATGGCGGACATGCGGACACTGCGGCCGATGGATCTGCCGACCAGGGCGGAAGTACTGCGACAAGGCGTGCGCTCGTGAGGCTCAGCTCACCAACCTCGGCTGTCGTAACCGAATGTGCAAGCGATGCAACACAGCACTCGGCGAGATCAGCCTGGTCAACTACTGCGACACGTGCCGATCGCAGCGCAACCGCGAGACACGCTTAGCCAACAAGCACAAGCGAAGAGCAGCGCAGCGACAGACGACGATCGAGCCGATCAACCCATTCGAGATCTACGAGAGAGACGGCTGGAAGTGCGGCATCTGCCGACGACCAGTCGACAGGCAACTGAAGTACCCCGACCCCAAGAGCGCCAGCCTCGATCACATCGAAGCGCTGTCACTCAACGGCCACCACACCAAAGACAACGTTCAACTAGCCCACTGGGACTGCAACGTACGAAAGGGGAACCGTGAACCAGCTCAGCTGCGTCTCATCGGCTGACCCGACGCATATGCGCAGGTCAGGGGGTATATGGGTCAACATCGCCCTGACCTGCGACCACGCCCCTCGCCACGGTGGCCTCGAATTTTTTCGCACTGAATCAGCGAGTGAATTTCGTGGGCGCCGGGCGTAAGCCTCAGCCGGCGGCGCTGCTGCTGCTGAACGGCCGCGGGGAGGGTCAGGACAGCGCGGGGCGGCCGGTCGCGCCGCCGCCGCCGTTCAAGCGGCTGGCGCCGTCGCCGCCGTCGTGGCTGGACCGCGAGGCGAAGGCCGAGTGGAAGCGTGTGGCCCCGGCGCTCGAGCGGCTCGACTTGGTGAAGCCGGAGGATCGGGCGACGCTGGCCGCGTATTGCGAGACGTGGTCGCGGTTCGTGACGGCGACCCGCACGGTGCACCGCGAGGGCATCACTGCGACGAACCCGGACAGCGGTCGCATGTCGGTGCATCCGGCGGTGCGGGTGGCTGAGGCGGCGGCGACGCAGCTGCGGCAGTACGCCGAGCAGTTCGGCCTGACGCCGGCCGCGGAGCGGAACGTCGCGAAGAGGGATGACGATCGTGGCGAGTTCGAGGCGAACCCGTTCGCCGCGGGCGCCGCAGCCGACATCGGCTAGCGCGCCGCGCCTCAGTCCATTTGTCGTAATGGCCTGGGATACTTGTGGTCATGCGTACGTGCATCGAAGAGGGGTGCGAGCGGCCGATCGAGAAGGCCCGGACGCAGCGCTGTCCGAGCCACTGGAGGCAGAATCTCAACGCCGAACGCCTCGCGGCTGGCGACCTCTGCAGCTTGGCCGATTGTGTCCGACCGCGGTTCGATGCGACGGGATTCTGTCGCCCGCACGCGCGACAGTGGCGGAAGCACGGCCAAATCGTCTCGGTGGCAACGAGACAGGTGCACCGGATCGAGGAGCGCGACGGATTTCGCCGGTGTCGGACCTGCGGACAGTGGAAAGAGCTGAGCAAGTTCGTTCGGTCCAGGAGCTCGGAATGCCGCAGGTGCCTGCACCTGCCGAGCAGGTACGGGATCACCTACGAACGTTTCATCGAGCTGTTCGAGCAGCAAGATCGTCGGTGCGCGATCTGTCGCACGGACGTTCCGGGCGGCCAATGGGCACAGTGGTCGATCGATCACGATCACCGGTGCTGTTCGGGTGCGAGGGCGTGCGGGCGCTGCGTACGCGGGATCCTGTGCAACAACTGCAACATGGGCATCGGGTACTTTGCGGATTCGCCAGGGCGGCTGACGTTGGCCGCGGACTATGCGCGGCGTTGGTCATCTGATGACCGGTCGCCAGCGCCCAGCGGCACCTTCTCCGTGGGATGACGTTGATCTGGAGGAGCTGAAGCTCTCTCCGGAAGTTGCGTACTACCTCCGCACGCGCGGTTACGCGGTGCCGGATTGTCCGCCGTTGATCAAGACGCCGGAGCCGCGGGAGGTGCCGGGCGCCCGGTTTGATCCGTCGAAGGTCGACGTGGTGATTGCGGCGTTCCGGCAGTTGCGGCACACGAAGGGCCGGTTCGCCGGGCAGCGGTTTGATCCGGAGTCGTGGCAGGTGGCGTACTTGATCGCCCCGGTGTTCGGGTGGGTGCGCCGTTCGGTGGACTCGGGGAACTGGGTGCGGATCGTCACGGAGTTCTACGTGGACATCCCGCGTAAGAACGGGAAGACGACCACGCTGTCGGGGATCGGGATTTACCTGACGGCGGCGGACGGCGAGCACGGCGCCCAGGTGCTGGCCGCGGCGACGACGAGGGACCAGGCGCGGTTCGTGTTCGACCCGATCCGGCAGTTGGTCAGTAATTCGCCGGGGTTGAAGCGGCACCTGCGGCCGCTGCAGTCGAAGATCACGCATGCCGCTTCTGGCTCGTACTTCAAGCCGATCGCGAATGCCGGTGATGCGCAGCACGGCGCGGACATTCACGGGGCGATCGTCGACGAGCTGCACCTGCACAAGGACATGGTGCTGATCGAGGCGCTGTCGACCGGCACGGGTTCGCGTGAGCAGCCGCTGATTGGCTACATCACGACGGCGGACGCGGGCCGGCGGCATACGCCGTATGACCAGAAGCGGACGCTGGTTGAGCAGCTGGCGCGCGGGGTGTTGAAGCGGGCCACGACGTACGGCGTGGTGTGGGCCGCGGAGAAGACCGATGACCCGTTCGCTGAGTCGACGTGGCGGAAGGCGAACCCGAACTACGGGATCTCGCCGACGAAGCGGTACATGATCGAGGCCGCGGAGAAGGCGAAGGATTCGCCGGCCGAGCTCGCCCGGTTCCTGAGGCTGCATCTGGGGATCCGGACGAAGCAGGAGACCCGGTATCTCGACGTCGACGACTGGGA